GGAGAAAGATATAACAACACAAAGAAATTAGGAAGTAGAGAACTAATAGTTAATACTAAAATAGAGGAGTATAAAGCTGTGAACAAAACAGCGAGAGTAATAGCTCTTCCTAAAGCGTTTACTACCGAAATCAAAGTGGGTGATATTATAGCTGTTCATCAAAATGTGTTTAGAAGATTTTATAACATGAAAGGCAAAGAGCAAAATAGTAGATCTTACTTTAAAGAAGATATGTATTTTTGTTCTTTAGATCAAGTTTATTTTTATAAAAGAAATGGACAATGGAAAAGTGTATATGATAGGTGTTTAGTTAAACCTATTAAATCTTTATCTAACTATGTCAATAGGCAAGCTGAACCACAAACAGGTGTAGTTAAAGTGGTTAATAAAAAATTATTAGAATTAAATATAGCAGTAGGAGATTTAGTTAGTTTTCCACCTCAAGCTGCTTGGGAATTCATTTTAGATAGTGAATTATTTTATTGTATGAAATCAAGTAACATTACCTTAAAACATGAATATAAAGGAGACGAAGAAGAGTATAATCCAAGCTGGGGCAATGGCGGTCAACGAGTTGATAAAAGTAGCGAAGGAACCGATTGTAGATACAGGGGAGGATGTAACTGCGGACCGACTCAAGAACGCAGCTGCCACCAAGAAGTTAGCGATTTTTGATGCTTTTGAGATTCTGCAAAGAATAGAAGAAGAAGAAACCTTACTAAGTGGTAAACCTAAAGAAGAGATAAAAACTCAACGACCATTCAAGGGGTTTGCAGAAAGTAGATCATCATGAGTTATAAGCAAGCACTTTGGAAAGAGATTAAAGACGTAGTTAACCCAAAAATTCTTAAAAAGAAAAATAGATTTAAGAAATGGGAATATGGTTATGATCCAGAATACGATTTTGTTTGTATAAGTAAAACAGGTAAAATTGGACAAATAATTGAACTTCAAAATTTACGTATAGCTTTACCAGCAGTTAATGATCCTTTTAAACGAGATGAAGATAAAAAAGAACAGTACTGGGAACAAGCTGAATATCCTAAAGTTTTAAGTAAAATCAAAAGTAGGTTTGATTGGGAAAAGTATCCTCAAGATTTTAGGGAAGAATGGTGGGATTATATAGATGAAGAATTTAAAAGAAGAGATGAAGGATTTTGGTTTTATAACAATGGCAAACCTACTTATATCACTGGTACTCATTACATGTACTTGCAGTGGTCAAAGATTGATGTGGGAGCACCAGATTACAGAGAATCAAATAGACTATTCTTTATCTTCTGGGAGGCTTGTAAAGCCGACACTAGGTGTTATGGGATGTGCTACCTTAAAAATAGACGATCTGGATTTTCCTTTATGTCGTCCGCTGAACTGGTTAATCAAGCAACCATATCATCCGACAGTAGATACGGGATTTTATCTAAGACTGGTGCAGATGCTAAAAAAATGTTCACAGATAAAGTTGTACCAATCTCGGTTAACTATCCGTTTTTCTTCAAACCAATCCAAGATGGTATGGATCGCCCTAAAACCGAATTGGCATACAGGGTTCCGGCATCTAAACTTACACGTAGAAAATTGGAGGTCAATGAAGAGCTTAGAGAATTAGAAGGATTAGATACCACTATAGATTGGAAAAACACTGGCGATAATAGTTATGATGGTGAAAAGCTAAAACTACTAGCTCATGATGAAAGTGGTAAATGGGAAAGACCAGATAACATATTAAACAACTGGAGAGTTACAAAAACCACCTTAAGATTAGGATCAAGAATTGTAGGTAAATGCATGATGGGTTCAACATCCAACGCTTTAGATAAGGGTGGAGATAACTTTAAAAAACTATATTATAATTCAGATGTCTCAAAAAGAAATAGAAATGGACAAACAGCTTCAGGCCTCTATAGTCTATTCATTCCTATGGAATGGTCCTACGAAGGATACATTGATATGCATGGAGTTCCTGTGTTCGACACTCCAAAAAACCCCGTACGAGGTATTGATAGATCACTTATCAGAATTGGAGTTATTGAGCATTGGGACAACGAAGCTCACGGTTTAAAAGATGACCAAGATGCGTTAAACGAATTTTACAGACAATTCCCCAGAACTGAAAAGCATGCGTTTAGAGATGAGACTAAAGCTTCTTTATTTAATTTAGTTAAGATATACGAACAAATAGATTACAACGAAGAATTAAATAACAAAGCGGAAATAACAAGAGGCAACTTCCAATGGGAGCACGGTGTTAAAGATACTAGAGTAATGTTTTTTCCTAACAATCAAGGTAGATTTTTTGTTTCATGGGTTCCACCTAAAGAATTGCAAAATCAAGTGATTATAAAAAATGGGATTAAATATCCTGGTAATGAGTGGATTGGAGCTTTTGGATGTGATAGTTATGATATATCTGGAACAGTAGATGGTAAAGGGTCGAAAGGATCACTACATGGGTTGACTAAATTTTGTATGGCAGACGTTCCTCCTAACAAGTTTTTTTTAGAATATATAGAAAGACCTCCTACTGCTGAAATATTTTTTGAAGATGTATTAATGGCTTTGCATTTTTATGGTATGCAGATATTAGCAGAAAACAATAAACCTAGATTGTTATACTACTTAAAAAGAAGAGGATATAGACAGTTCAGTATGAACAGACCTGACAGAGTTTGGAACAAACTGTCTGTAACAGAAAAAGAAGTAGGAGGAGTACCTAACTCTAGTGAAGATATGAAACAATCTCACGCAGCTGCTATTGAAACTTATATTGATACTTTTATTGGTCAAACAGATATGGGCTACGGAGACATGCATTTCCAACGAACATTAGAAGATTGGGCGAGATTTGATATAAACAATAGAACTAAACACGATGCCTCTATAAGTTCTGGATTAGCCTTAATGGCTTGTCACAAAAATAGATATAAACCTACTGCACCAAGAACAATGAAAAAAATGCAGCTAGGACTAGTAAAATATAATAACGATGGTAATATGTCAAAAATAAATTTCAAATGATTTATACTAATACGAGAAGTTCATTTCCTGATCAGGTGGTACCGCAGGAAGAGAAAGAATCCTTGGAGTATGGATTGTTAGTTGCTAGAGCTATAGAAGGAGAATGGTGGAGTACCGGCATGGGTGGTATGAGATATTCTAACAACTATAACATTTTTCACAATAGACGATTATACGCTAGAGGAGAACAGAATATTCAAAAATATAAAGATGAATTAGCTATAAATGGAGATTTATCTTATTTAAATCTAGACTGGCAACCAGTTCCGATTATACCTAAATTTGTAGATATAGTTGTTAATGGAATGAATGAAAAGATTTATGACATTAAAGCCTACGCACAAGATCCAGCTTCTCAAAAAACGAGAACGGATTACGCAAGAAAATTACATAAAAACATTAAGATTAGAGAGTATGTTAATACTCTTCAAGAACAGCTAGGAGTTGACATCTCAGAAGTTAATCAAGAAGAAGCTCCTCAAACTGAACAAGAATTAGAAATTCACTTGCAGCTAGACTACAAGCAATCTATTGAAATAGCGGAAGAAGAATTAATAAATAACGTTTTAGATAGAAACAAGTTTGAACTTGTAAAAGGAAGATTTAATAAAGATATTGTCGAGCTAGGAATAGGGTCAGTTAAAACAAATTGGAACGCTTCTAATGGCGTTGTAGTAGATTATTGTGATCCTGCTAATTTAGTATGGTCATATACTACTGATCCTAATTTTGAAGATATTTATTATGTAGGAGAAGTGAAAAGCGTAAGTCTTCCAGAACTGAAAAAAGAATTCCCTAACTTAACTAATGAAGAGTTAGAGACTATTCAAAAATTTCCAGGTAATCAAAATTATAGTAGAAATTGGACAGGAAGATACGACAATGATACGGTTCAAGTTTTATATTTTGAATATAAAACCTACATGGATCAAGTTTTTAAGATTAAGCAGACAGAAACTGGTTTAGAAAAAGCTTTGGAAAAACCTGATACTTTTAATCCACCCGAAAACGACAACTTCGAAAGAGTAAGCAGATCAATAGAGGTACTATATAGTGGAGCTAAAATATTAGGACATCCTATAATGTTAAAGTGGGAAATGGCACGTAACATGACACGCCCAAAGTCAGATTTAACAAAAGTTAAAATGAATTACGTTTTGTGTGCACCTAGTATGTATAAAGGAAGAATTAATTCTTTAGTTGAAAGAATGATGCCTTTTGCAGATATGATTCAAATAACATCTCTAAAGCTACAACAAGTTTTATCTCGCATGGTCCCTGATGGGATATATTTAGATGTAGACGGGTTAGCTGAAGTAGACTTAGGTAATGGTACACACTATAATCCTAAGGAAGCATTGAATATGTATTTTCAAACTGGTAGTATTGTAGGTAGATCTATGACACAGGATGGAGATATGAACCCAGGTAAAGTGCCTATTCAAGAGTTACAATCTTCAGCTGGACAAGCTAAAATACAGTCACTGATACAAACATATCAGTATTACCTTCAAATGATCAGAGATGTCACCGGATTGAACGAGGCGAGGGATGGCAGCCAGCCGGATAAAGATGCGTTATTAGGATTGCAAAAATTAGCTGTAGCTCAGTCTAATGTAGCAACAAGAAACTTGTTAGATGCGAGTTTGTATTTAACGCTAAGAGCTTGTGAAAACGTAGCACTAAGAGTTGGTGATAGTTTAGAATATGCTTTAACTAGAGAAGCTTTAATTAACAGCATAAGTTTATATAATGTAGCCACTTTAGAAGAAATAAAAGATATTCATTTGTATGATTTTGGTATATTCTTAGAACTAGAACCTGACGAAGAAGAAAAAGCTTTACTCGAGCAAGATATTCAAATCGCTTTAAAAACTCAAACTATAGGACTAGAAGATGCTATAGATATACGAGAGATCAAAAACTTAAAACTAGCAAATCAGCTTCTTAAAATTAAACAAAAGAAAAAGAGAGAAGCAGATAACAAACAGCAAGAGAAAATGATCCAAATGCAAGCACAGGCCCAAGCTGAAACAGCTGAAAAAACCGCCGCTGCTGAAGTTCAAAAGCAACAAGCTATTGCTCAAACCACATTGCAAATAGAACAAGGTAAAGTTCAGTTTGATATTCAAAAAATTCAAGAAGAATATAAACTAAAAATGCAAATGGCTCAAAAGAAGTTTGAATACGATATGGAGTTAACTAAAGCAGATATACAAAAAGACTTAGATAGAGAAAAATCTATCGAAGATAGAAAAGACAAAAGAAGTGCTCAAGAAGCTAGTCAACAGAGCTGGATGATAGAGCAAAGAGAAAAAGGATTATTACCGAGAAATTTTGAGTCTCAAGGTGATTTAAGTGCAAATACAAACTTAAACCCTATGAATCCTGTTTAACAAATTTTATAATATCATATTATGTCAGAAACACAAGAAGAAATAACCACCGGAAAAGATGGTGTGTTAGAGCAAGGAGATTTTAAAGTAAAGAAAAAACCTAAAAATCTAGGTAATACTAAAAAAGATCCTCCGAAAATGGTTATTAAAAAAGACGCAGAAAAACCTGACGTTGCAAAATTAGAATTTAAAAAAGAAGGAGATGCCGTTTCAGAGTCAAAACCAGTGCACGTGGATGAGAATAAACAAGCCGGAAATGTACAAAAGGTGGAAAGCGGAGTATCCGAATCAGGACTGCAAGAAATTACCCAAGAGAAAAAAGAAGAAAAGCAAGAAGAGAGTGGGTCGCCAATCCAAGAAATAACCGGAGAAGAAACAAAAGAAATTATACCACCTATTGAAAACAAGATTGAATCAAGTCCTGAGGTTAAACTGCCAGAAGGTGTTGATAAACTAGTAAGTTTCATGGAACAAACTGGTGGTAATATAGAAGACTACATCAGATTAAATGCTGATTATAGTAGCGTAGATGATGACACCTTATTAAGGGAGTTCTACACACAAACAAAATCCCACTTAGAGGGAGATGATGTTAATTTTTTAATGGAAGAAAATTTTGGTTATGATGCAGATTATGACGATGAAAAAGTAGTCCGTAGAAAAAAATTAGCGAAAAAAGAAGAAGTTCAAAAAGCAAAGAAGTTTTTAAACAAGCTTAAAGATGATTACTATACTGAAATCAAGTTGAGACCAGGTGTAACACAAGAGCAACAAAAAGCAACTGAGTTTTTTAACCGATACAACAAAGAACAAGAAACAGCTAAACAAAAACACGAGGTTTTTAAACAAACGACTAATAATTTTTTCGGAGAGGGTTTCAAAGGTTTTGAGTTTAACCTTGCCGATAAAAAGTTTAGATACGGAGTTAATAATCCTCAAAAGATAGCAGAGAAGCAAGCTGATATCTCTAATGTTATAAAGACGTTCTTAAACGACAAAGGAGAAATAACAGATTATGCTGGTTATCACAAAGCTATGTACGCAGCAGGTAATGCTGATAAAATAGCTAAACATTTTTATGATCAAGGGATTGCTGATGGTACTCGAAGTATGATTAGTAATTCTAAGAATATAAGCAACAACGCCCGTGCAACTCAAGCTCCAGATGATGGTATATACCTTAATGGAATGAAGCTTAAGGCGGTTTCAGGTGTGGACAGTTCTAAACTAAAAATCAAAAAAAGGAAATAAACTTTTTTTAAACTTAAAACTATACAATTATGGCTGGTGCTTTTACAGTACAAAATGCAGGTTTACTACCTGCTCAGGATATGGTGGTTTTGCAGTCTAACTATTTACAGTGGACAGATGCAGCTGGAGGAAACTTCGCTGATTTCGCGCAACAATACCTTCCTGAATTATACGAACAAGAAGTAGAAAGATTTGGTAATAGAACCTTATCTGGCTTCTTAAGAATGGTTGGTGCAGAAATGCCAATGACCTCAGATCAAGTAATCTGGTCTGAACAAAATAGATTACACGTAGGATATGACAACGTTACTTATGTAGCGGCTGCTGCTCCTGATACTATTAATATTGTTCTTCCTGCTGGTCAAGGAGAAAATGTTATTAGACCAAATCAAACTATTGTACTTTTTGATCCTGCAACTAACACAACAGTAAAATGTTTGGTTATTGATTCAGATGCTACAAACGCTGCTTTAGCTACTTCATTAACTGTAGCTTCTTATACTACCGCTTCTATTGCAGCTGCGGGTATTCCTGCAGGAACTGCTGGTTTAAGAATCTTCGTTTACGGTTCTGATTTCGCAAAAGGAACTCAGGGAATGATAGGTGGAGTTAATCCTTCTTTCACTCAATTTCACAACAAACCAATCATTATCAAAGATAGATACGAAGTGTCTGGATCTGATACTGCTCAAATTGGTTGGGTTGAAGTTGCCACTGAAGATGGAACATCTGGATACTTATGGTATATGAAGGCTGAATCTGAAACTCGTTTGAGATATGAAGATTACCTTGAAATGGCCATGGTTGAAGGTGAATTAGCTGCTGTTGGTTCTGCTGTTGGTACAGGTGTTGGTTTATCTGGTACTGGTACTCAAGGTTTATTTGCTGCTCTAGAGGATAGAGGTAACGTATACCAAGGTTTTGCTGGTGCTGCTAACCCAGGTTCTGGTGCATTAGAAGATTTCGATACTATTCTACAATGGTTGGATTTCCAAGGTGCAATTGAAGAAAACATGCTTTTCTTAGACAGATCTACTGCTTTAGATTTCGATGACATGATCGGAGCTATGGCCGGTGGAGGTTACAATCAAACTAACGCTGCTTCTTATGGTCTTTTTGACAATGAAGCTGACATGGCGTTAAACTTTGGTTTCTCTGGTTTTAGAAGAGGTTCTTATGACTTCTACAAAACTGACTGGAAATATTTAAACGATGCTTCTACTAGAGTTATGGTGAACAATATTACTGGAGTTTTAGTACCTGCTGGTACATCTACAGTATATGATCAAATGTTAGGTCAAAATATCAGACGTCCATTCTTACACGTTAGATATAGAGCTTCTGAAACAGATGATAGAAGATTAAAATCTTGGATCACTGGTTCCGTTGGAGGTGCTTACACTTCTGATTTGGATGCGATGGAAGTTCATTATCTTTCTGAAAGATGTCTTTGTGTACAAGCGGCTAATAACTTTGTATTGTTTACTGCGTAATTTTTTAACCTTTAAAACATACAAGTTATGAGTTTATATATAAAAGTAAAAAAGACAGATGGTAGCACATTGATTGCTCAATCAACTACTATTGCACCTACATCTTGGTCATATGACCCAGATTTACAGTGCGATACTGATGACAATGCAAATTCAATTATCATACCATTGAACGATGATGCAACTCCAGATTATTTGAAGTTGACGATACCTGCAGCTCACCAACATAATACAGACTGCATGGCTGGTGCTTCGCCTGTAGGTTGTGCTGAAGCAGACGAGCAGTCGACTGTATTCTGGAATAAAGCTGTTGGTGAAGTTATTGCTGACGCTTTAGAGCGTGATGATAAAACTGCACATATATCTGTTATGAGTACTCAATGTACTTGTGTAGGTGGTGCTGGTAGTAAAGAATGCTCAGCCGAAGTTGCAGCAGGCGATGACGTTAATGAGAACTATTACAATCACATTTTTGACAATGTGAGTATTGGTCCCGTAGCATAATAATAACTCAAGAGACTCCCTTTAATTAGGGAGTCTTTTTTAAAATTGAAAATATGAAATATATAGAAATGTGTTATTATTCAAAACCTCCAGGAGATGGTGTGGAGACTAATAGCCAAGCTTTAGAACCAAGGTTTCCATTAGTTTATGGAATACAGGACGATCTAAAGGTAGATGTAATAGATCTTAAGTCACAATCAGGAAGGTTTTTTGCCTGGACTCTTAAGTTTAAAAAAATGAATGGCGGAGCTTTAGATGTGGGAGATGTTGAAACTATTAAAGTAGAAGCTAGCATTGGAGATCAAGATAGCGCGCCTAGAAGTTTATCAGCTTTTGACGAGGTATTGGTAAAAAGTGTAGAAAGAATAAATACGGATTTAATTACATTTGGTAAAACATATTTAACTTTTGAAGTAGCTGGAGAAGCTGAAGCGGATGGTGTTAAACCATTGTGGAATTGTACTTGCTTTACAAGTACTGAAATTACAACAAAAGGAGCGTAGTTAAATTTTAATTAATAATTATATTATATTATATTATGGAAGAAACAACAGCCCCAATTAGTATTGAAACTGGTTGGGAAATTAAAGATAGAAATTACTATCTATTGAGAGATATGTCTCCATTGACATATACTTTACCATCTAAACACACAAGAAGGTTCCCATTATTACATTTTGATATGGAATCAGGAAAACAACGTGAAATTAGATTTGCCACTAACCAATCTTCAGTTTTTGTTGATGAACAAAAAGGACAAGTAACTTTAGCGCATATTGTATTTAAAGAAGGAGTGTTATTCGTTCCTAAAGAAATGCAAGCTTTGCAAAAATTATTAACACTTTACCATCCAGACAAAAACAAAAGATACGCAGAACTTGATCCTCAAAAACAAGCTATTAATGAAGTTGATGTATTAGAAACACAACTTGATGCAATGAACCTAGCTAGAACAATGGAAGTTGAAATGCTAGAAGCTATATTAAGAGTTGAAATAGGTTCAGAAGTATCTAAGATGTCAACTAAGGAATTGAAGAGAGATGGTTTGCTTTTTGCAAAAAATCAACCTCGTACTTTTATTGCTTTAGTTAACGATGATAATGTTCAACTTAGAAACTTTGGGATTAAAGCTGTTGAAGCTTCAATAATTTCATTAGCTCAAGATCAAAGAACATTTAAATGGGCTAGTAATGGTAAAAAATTAATGACTGTTCCTTTTGAAGAAAACCCATACTCAGCTTTAGCTGCGTGGTTTAAAACAGATGAAGGTGTGGAAGTTTATAAGTCAATAGAGAAAAAACTCTATTAGTATGTGATAGTATTAGATAGGCGGCCATGCGCCGCCTTTCTTTTATAATAAAAATAAAATAATGGCGATAAACGTAAACACTGTATATCAAACTGTGTTGTTAATTTTAAATAAAGAACAAAGAGGTTATATTACACCAAACGAGTTTAACAAAATAGCAACGCAAGTCCAATTAGAAATCTTTGAACAATACTTTGAGGATCTCAATCAACAATGGCGTATTCCTAGAAACGATAGTGAATTTGCAGATAGAGTACAAAATATAGAAAATAAAATCGCGCTATTTAAAGAGTATACTGACGCATCATACTATAATCAAGATCCTAGTGGTCCAATAATAGATCCCTATTTCTACTTACCTGAAAATCTACACAGGTTGGGAGCTATTATATATAAAGGAGAACAAGAGTTACAAGCTACGAACCGTAGTGAATTTCTCCATTTAAACATGTCTAAACTAACTCGTCCTACTACTAATTACCCTATATACATATTTCAAGGAACAGTTACTCCAGAAGATCCACTTAACCCTGGTGTATTTTTATGTGAAGACTGTGATAGAATATTTGTGTACCCTGAAGAGATAACGTCACAGATATCTGTGTCTTATATTAGAAAGCCTAATGATGTAATCTGGGCGTATGTTCAAGATCCTAGTAATGGAGTATATGTTTGGGATAAAAGTATTATTTTACCTCCTGGCGCTATTGTTCCAGCAAGTGGATCTGTCAATTTTGAAATTGATGCAACTGAGCAAACAGAAGTTATTTTAAGAATATTAATGTACGCTGGTGTGGTAATTAGAGATCCACAAATAATTCAAGCTGCAGCTGCGCAAGTTCAAGCTGAAGAACAAAACGATAAATCCTAATAAATTATGGCAAATTCTCCAAATGGTGGTTTGATAAACGAAACTAACCAACAATATTACGTAGGTACTCAAAACAATATAGTGAGTTACACAGGTGGAGTTATTGATTCAATGGTATATACTTTTGATGAAGTACTAAGTTTAGGATCTAGTACTTCGTGGGACCCTAACGACTATGAATATCACTTAAACAACTTCTATTTAGAAACAAGTCCTACAGGGTTACATCCATGGACTTTATGGGACGGTGTTGGAGGTAACGTAGCTTCTGGACCAGCTGGTACTGGTGGTGGTTTTACTATATCTAAATTCTCAAACATTCACGACTTCAGTGTAGTAAAGTTTAACAATCCAGATGCTGTAGAAGACGGTTACTATGTAAGAGTTAGACTTAAGTCTGATCTTGTAGACGGAGCTCCTAACTATGGTGATTATCAATATATATCCCTATTTGACGTTGTAAATAATTTTATGATAGGTTATGTGGGTGAAGGCAAATTAATACCAAGTTGTAAGAGAACAGATGTAATGTTTCACGCTAAGAGAGGATTACAAGAATTCTCTTATGACACTTTACCTAATATAAAATCTCAAGAATTAACTATACCTCCAAATCTCTCTGTTATTATACCACAAGATTACGTGAACTACGTTAGTTTGTCGTGGGTTGATGAAGCTGGTGTAAAACATCCAATATATCCTACAACTCTAACTAGTAATCCAACTAATTCTCCTTTACAAGATACTAACATAACTACTTCTCCGTTTGGATTTAATTTTCCTAGTTCTGGGTATGGAATACCTATGCAAGATCAGTTTGGTGAAAATTTAGAAGGCACATCTTTGACTGAGGAAAAATGGGCTAATATACCACCATTTGAAAACGTTCCAATAGAACCTATTATATATAGTGGATTAGGTTGGAGTTATTATGGTTGGAGAGACGCTTATTTATTAGGTCAAAAGTATGGTTTAGAACCAGAGTTGGCTAATAAAAATGGGTGGTTTACTCAAAACACTAGAGAAGGAAAGTTTTCTTTTAGTAGTAATCTTGCTATGAAGTTGATTATATTAGAATACATATCTGATGGATTGGCTTATGAGGAAGACACTAAGGTTCCTAAAATGGCAGAAGAAGCAATGTACATGCATATTGCTTATTCTATTCTAGCAGGTAGAGCTAATGTAAATGAATATGTAGTTCAGAGATTTAAAAAAGATAGAAGAGCAGCTTTGAGGAATGCAAAAATAAGACTACAAAATATTAAACCTAGTGAATTTGTTCAAGTTATGCGAGGTAAATCTAAATGGATTAAACATTAAATTAAATGGCAGAAAGTAAGAATACTTTTATCCAGTCCAAAATGAATAAAGATTTGGATGGGAGGATATTACCTAATGGTCAATACAGGGATGGGCAAAATGTTCAAATTAGTAGATCAGAAGGAGATGATGTAGGTGCATTAGAGAATGTTTTAGGTAATCTAATGCTAACCGATTTTGGGTTAACTAACGAAAACTTAGAAAGTATTGGGTATTATATAGATGATACTACTAATACTATATTTTCTCTATTAACTGATTATACTGATACTTCTGCAAGTAAACTTAGTCACCCTATAGCCGGTGCAGCAACAGGTGAGTGTTATATAGTTTCCTATAATATAAAAAACCAAAACTTTAAAATCTTAGTAGAAGGTAATTTTTTAAATTTTTCTAAAACACATCCAGTAACTGGAATTAATCTGATAGAAGGTTTACTTTTTTGGAGCGATAATAGAAATCAACCTAGAAAAATAAACGTAAACTTAGCTATTCCTGGATACTACACTCACGAAGACCACGTTTCTGTGGCTAAATACTACCCCTATACAGCACCTTTATTATTAAATGAACAACCCTCTTCCAGCGATACGTTAAGGTGGAAAGGAAAGTGGTTATCTTCTATGAAAGATGTAACTAGCGAATATTTACCTATTCACGCAGCTGCTAAAGTGCAATCTATAGACGCTGGACCTGGTGAGTTTAAGTTAGATGGAGAATACTTTAATATTAGACCTGCCGTTGGTGGTTTAAATAATGGAGATAAAATAACTGGAGCAAACATACCTAAAGAGATTAATGTTACTGTGGATCAAGTTGTCATGGATGTCAATGCAGCTCCTATTCCATGGACTAAAATATACGCTACTCCTAGTAACTCTATTCCAGATTTAAGTGTAGGAGATATAGTTTATTTCCAACGTCAAAACCCACTGTATGACGCTAATTGGTCTGGTGATAAAAACTATTTAAAAGAAAAGTTTGTTAGATTTAGTTACAGGTTTAAGTTTGACGACAATGAATACTCGTTAATAGCTCCATTTACTCAAATAGCGTTTGTACCTGAACAAGATGGATATTTTATTGGAACTAATGCTACGGACGATACCGTTGTAGTAGGGCAGGAGGGAGAAACTTTTGACAGTACCGTTGTTAAGTTTATGCAAAATAAAATAAATGATGTTGGTATTACTATCATTGCGCCAACTCAAGGTAATGATTATGAACCTATATTGTTTAGCGAGTTAGCAGAAAAACTTCATGTAACTGAAATTGATATTGTATATTCTGAAGCTGGATCTCCTAAGTTAACTGTAGTTGATACGTTAACTGTAGATGATTTTGGAAGCATAAATGATAAATATTATACGTATGATTATAAAAGTAAAAAACCTTGGAAAACTTTACCAGAAAATGAAGTAACAAGAAATACAGATATAATTCCTGTTAGAAATCTTGCACAAGAATCTTCTGGAAATAGAGTTATTTATGGAAATTATATAGATAAACATACTTCACCTTTACATTTAGAGTATGAAATATTGGTGTCAGAAAAAATAGATTTACCGGAGCCTACTGAAGCTTCTACTGATGAAGGACTAAATCCTAACAACTATGTTAGAATGGAGTATCAAAATCATACTCTTAAACAGAATAGAACTTATCAAGCTGGCGTGAGATTAACTGATAGATACGGAAGAAGTTCTGATATTATTCTTTCTAATTTAGAAAGTAATGATGGTACTAAAGCTTCTACTTTCTATCATGATTATAAGTCTGTTGAAGATCCTATGATACTAGACAAATTTGGTATTTATGATGGAGATCCATGGGTGTGTCCAACACCAGAAAAACCTGAAACATGGGCTGGTGATATGTTAAATGTTCTTTTTAAAAATATTATACCCAAGCAAGGACCAGAAGGTTATCCAGGTATATACTCAGAAGCTAACGGAGCAGTTTGTGGCTTAGTAAATGTGGAAACACAGGTCCCATTTACTACAGCTCCATGTGGTCCTATTTCTATGACCGCTCTTACTAAAAGTGGAACCCCTGGAATTACGGTACAGTTTGAAGTAGATGCAAGTGGGAATGTTGATCCTGCAACTATTGTTATTACTAGTAGTGAATCTGAGTGGAATTATAATAATGGTGACACTGTATTTTTTAGTTATACTCCTTTAGATCCACTACCCTACCCATGTGGAGACGGAGCATGGAAAGCTACAGTAGTTACATGTCCTTACAATCCATTAGGATGGCATTCTTATCACATCGTAGTAAAACAAACTGAACAAGAATATTATAATGTATATTTACCAGGAGCTTTAGCCGGATATCCATGTAATCAAGAAGGTACTGAAGAAACTACAGAAGATAGTAACAACACTTTAGGTACACCTAACACTGTTACCACTGTTTTTAGTAACCCTACTTTAACCTATCCAAAAAACACAGAGAATAATACATCTCATATAGTATTGTTTGGGGATAATATAAACAAAGTCCCTAGAGATTTGCAAGAAGTTGGGCCATTAGATGAAAAGTTTAGGAGTTCAGTGGTAATGTACCAAAGAGTTAATCCTATTTTATGGATTCCAAGTGGTGGCGGAAGAAGCTATCTCAATGAGCAAGTAAATCCTGGTCAAGAATGGGACATCGCGGTTGAGGTTGGAAGAATGAATGATTTAAAATTAGGAGATACAGTAACAAATCCCGTAGCTCCTACTGTTCCTGCTATATTCTACAAAGCTGAAACAAATCCAAAAATAGCAAGGATAGAAACCTTCAATAAATTTGGAATAGAATTAGGACCAGGTCCCTTGAATGGCATATGTAACCTTACTCCTCCACCCACCGGACCATACGAAACAGATGATTATAGAGGTTGGCCTTCTGGTCCTGGCTTAGCTATATATGAAACAAAACCTGTAGAATCTAAATTAGATATTTATTGGGAAACTTCTACATCTGGTCTAGTTGGTGAGTTAAATTATTTAATTTTAAATGAAGACAATACTATTGGAACTCAATTAAGTAATACTAGTATAACATTTAGAGAAGGAGATGATTTCAATTTGCCTATTTCTTCAACGTTCTTTGTAGAAAACGATCAAGGTTTAAGCTTGCAACTTCAATACGATATAGAATTAATCAGCGTTTTAGATTTAAATAATATAGATAGAAGTAATTTATTTAAACTAGAAAACCCAGCACAAGGTCTTTATGAGATCTGGACAAACGATTGGCCGGTTAATCAAGGTGTTGCATCTTCCGCAGATGAAAATGAAAACACTTTTACTTTTGAATTTCTACTTACAAGATTGGCAGATGGTAGCACTACTACAGTTTATGAAAATGGCCAATTATTTAATGACGTACCTGAGGAAAGAAACTATCCAGACAGGGAAGTTATTAAAAAACTAGTAAGAAGATATGATACAGATGAGTATCTTGTTGATGCTGACGTTCTTCCTCATACATATGGATTACTTAGTGCAGGCTCTAGAGATAATGATAATGCTTATCCTCAAGGACCGTTTTTAAACGCTAGATGTTCGAAACCAAATTGCAATAACAATGGTACTTGTGAAGAATGGGAATTCTTTATTGACAGAAGTAGAATGCAGCCTGGTTTTGGACCATTATGGTGGTGGTACAGAGCTATAGATCAAACATCAGGTGTTGGTGCTCCTGTAGATGGATCTGTTACTACACCTTGGAAACGTAGTGGCAAAGGTGGTGTACAGGAAATTGCAAGAAACAATTCTCCTAGTTATCAGTTTACAACATTTTTAAATCCAGATGACGCTTTCGGTAATCAACCTAGATGGTTAGATACTTTTCAAGCTACTAGAAATCCGGTGTATCCTAATGTAGGTTATTGTCAAAACACAAACGGACCTATTAATCCTGACTATGAATACACTTATAGTCCATATACTAATGTAGATATAGGTTTTACTTACACAGACCCTGCTGGATTTGGCAATGTTAACCCTAAAGTTCCATCTTATGGAGCCGCAGGATGTTCTGCTACTTACCTTAATAACACAGGACCTAAAACAGATAACGCGGATGGTAATCGTTGGGAGCTAGAAAACCCTGTTCCTTTTGCTAATTATGGTTATAGAGAACCAGGCACTACTCCAAGACATTGCTTTAAAGTAGTAAATGGTTCGTTTGATAATGGTACTTGGCCTAGATCTCAATTCATAGGACAAGATATTGTTTTTGAAATTGCACGAATGTATCAAGTTAGTATGTTTCTAGAATCTGATTATTCTGGTTATGGTGGTGGGAGCAAATGGGATGACGCTTCATGGACCTTAGCTAAAGCTGGTTGTGGAGATCCTAATTGGGGAGAAAATAGAGGACCAGTAGAGTACGTTTTTGGTTTAAATACACCCGCAGGAATTAAAGCAACATATCCTGATGTAGAAGATTATTACTATCCAGGTTTCTTAGATAGTTTACCTACAAACCCTATATATTGGGCGAATGATTCAGACCAAACAAATCCTAGTTTAGGTGGTGAAGCTTACGTAGGTTATAAATACAATCAAAGTACTAATGGAGCTTTCCATTATTGGGCTGATTTAGATATGGCAAAAGATTACATTGCAAATAACGACCCTAGTTACGATCCAAACGACCCTACTACTTGGCCTGAATTTATGAAAATAATAAATGGATCTAATACTTTTTACCAAATATTTCCAGCTAAAGCTGGTGCAGATTACGGTGGAACAGTTACAGTTAATTATGCTACTACTCCTAATTCTCAAGGCTTTGGAAATTGGCTTGGTGGTATAGATGGAAATGGTGATGGACCAGTTAATAGTAGACAGAAGTTCTTTCCTTTACAAAGTGGAGATGTTTTTTGGAATGGAAACGTAGCACTACCAGCTACTAATATTAATCAAAGCAAAGTAGGTACTATTCACGCTGGAGATTTTAGTCAAGAAGTATTAAGATGGGGAGTTAATGAATTTAGTAATCCCGGGAATGGAGTTCCTGGAGGACGTTATGTTGTAACATTAAGAGCTACAGATAGAAGCACTGTTTCTCCTTCAAATCCATTAGGAGAGTACATAGAGTTTGACATGCCTGTTCAAATACAAGGTTGGGAAGTGTATAATTATTGTTGTATTGATTGTGACAATCCACGTTTCCCGGAATCAAGACCTGATCTAGACCAACCTATTAATAGCGCATGTTGTTGTAATAATTTTAACAACAGTGGAGAGAAAGGTAGACAAAACTTCTGCTGTCGTCCAACACGAAGTGAAGATGGAGGTAGAGAACCTTTTAAAGACAATTGGTTTGAATGTTAATGTAACTACGTTAAAAAATAAGTAATTATAAAATTATGGCATATATATTACCTGTAAAATACTTTAATTCTTTTTGGTTGAAAAAAGCTGTTGGAGATGATGAGTTAGATCCTTATCATGAATATGCTGATTGTTGGTCTGGCGAGTCTACGGTGACTACTTTCGTTAGTGGAGGTCCTATTCCAGTGTCAGGTTCTTCTAAGTGGTTTTTATCTACTTGGCCAGGTCTACCTTGGGGAAGTAGATTAGCTGCTGAAGATCCAAGTGATCCTACAATATGGAAAGCATATCCTTGTTTTCCTTGGGGTGGTGTATCTGATTGGACACAATACACTGGAGGTAAACCATATACTGAATGTTTAAGTGCTGGGACATTTATTTGTTGTCAAGAGTATCCAACTAACCAAGGTGGAACGATATACAAAAGAGGAGGTAGTTTAACTAATAGAGTTGAGAATTGGGAAGAAGGACAATCGAGGAATTGGTTTGTTGAAGAAGCTAGAATAAGAGGTGGTTATAACAATCTAAGTGTTAACTTTGGAGTTAGAGCTTATATAGTTGATGACGACAATGATTCGCAACAGCATAGATTTAATTCATTGATTTATTCTGGAGTGTTTAACTCTAGAACGGGGATCAATGATACCAACGTGTTTAACTCTGCTGAAAACATAACAAGGTCAGTAGATCCAGCAAATGGAAGCATTCAGAAACTATTTGCCTTTGATTCTAACTTAGATATATTTCAAGAAAATAAATGCAGTCATGCTTTAATAGATAAAGACGCAATATATTCTGCTGAAGGAGGCGGGACAGTAACTTCATCTAATACTGTAATAGGCCAAGTAATTCCTTATTTAGGTAAGTATGGAATTAGTACAAACCCTGAATCTTTTGCTTTTTATGGGATGAGAAGGTACTTAGTGGATAGATTTAGATCCGCTGTTTTAAGGTTGTCTAGAGATGGTATCACCGAGATATCTACTTATGGAATGACGGATTATTTTAGAGATGAATTGTCTACAATTAATGATGACTGGATTTTACATTCTTGGTCTGCCACTAATGCTTTATACCCAACAGTTACTGCAAACCCTTTAAATGAATTTATTAACACTATATATGTTGACGCACAAAATGCTGCAGGTTGTGACTGTGAACAAATACCGCTAGGTGCAACAGTTGCTTTAAATGGAATTGATGTAGTAGGTATTTACGTTGTAGATAATCAATTAATGACAAGTGGTATTTATTCAGGTAAATGTAGGATTACTACAAACACATTGTTTAATGGAGCAACTTTTGGTATAACTCCTCCTCCTTTCAGCTATCCTACTGACGTTGATTTTGTTTGGTACTTAAAAGACAAAATAGTAGGTGGTTTTGATATCAACAATAAAGCATATGTAGTTTCGTTACAAGAAGTTACAACAGAAGGCATTTGTCCTAAACTGAGAGATGAATGGGTTGGCCAAAATGATTCAGCTATCCCTCCTATTCCCGGAGAATACGCAACTATATCTTTTGATGAAAGCATTAATGGATGGGTTAGTTTTTATTCTTACCCTCCAGTTTGGATTGGTAGTTTAAAAAATAAATATTATTCTACAAATGGATATAAAATATATCAACATTATGTAGATACTGTTTCAAATAATAGAGGTAATTTTTATGACAAAAGTTATCCATCTAGTATTCAATTTATATTTAATGAACAACCTTCTATTCAAAAGAATTTTCAAACTGTTAACTATGAAGGAAGTTCTGGATGGCAAGTAGATCATTTTTACTCTGATGCAACGGAACCCAACCAAACACCATATCCTTTAATACCTATTAGTTCTGGTTCACCTTCGTGGATACCTAGTGTAGATGTAACAAACCCTGTGGTTAGTTATGATATGGGAGCTTACATAAACCCTAATACTCAGATGCCTGAACACTCAGGTTTTTATAGAAAAGAAAATAGATACGTTGCTAATCTAATAAATAATTCTCAACCTCAACCAGGAGAAATTGTTTATGGAAATAGCATGAGTGGTATAAAAGGATTTTTTACCACAGTTACAATGTCTACAGATAGCGCTACTGATGTAGGTGGAATGAAAGAACTATACGCAGTAGGAACTACATTTGTAGTATCATCAAGATAATTAAATTAAATTGAATTTTCGTAAATTAACAGACAATGATTGGAGTACACTTGTAAAATGGTGGGAATCATGGCCTGAGTGGCCAACTCCAACTAAAGATTTTTTTCCAGAAAACGGAACTGGTGGTTTTATAGTAGAAAAAGATAACATCCCTATCGTGGCGGGGTTTATTTATTTAACTAATTCTAAGGCAGTTTTATTAGAATGGATAGTATCAGATCCCGATTATAGGGAAACTGACAGAAAACAAGCCTTAGAGCTACTCATTAATGAATGTGAACAAGTTGTTAAACTTGGAGGATATAAGTATATGTTTAGTATAGGAAGAAATAAAAACTTAATGAATACACATAAAAAACTTGGATGGAATGTGGACAACAAACCGTCTCATGAATTAGTTAAAATTTTAAATTAATATTATGGCAGTTACGACAATGGCAGTGATAGGAGCTGCAGCAGGGGTTGCTGGTCCAGTTATGACCGCAGTTAAAGCAAATGATGATGAAAAAGAATTTAGAGCAAAGCAAAAACAACAAGAGAATATAATAGCAGATTTAGAAAGTAGTAGACAAGCTATTTATAATCCTATGAAAGGATTAACTAACGAAGCTGCTAAAGTAGGTGTTGCTACACAAGCTTCTGAGTTCCAAGCTGAGGAAGCAGATATTGCGCTAGCTAACACATTAGACACTATGAGAGCTTCTGGATATGCACAGGGTGGAGCTACAACGTTAGCTCAAATGGCTTTAAGAAGTAAACAAGGTATTTCTGCTGATCTACAAAAACAAGAACTTTCTAATCGAAAAGCAGAAGCTCAAGCTGCTATGGCTATTCAACAAGCACAAGCAGAAGGTAGTATGTGGCAATGGCAACAACAAGAAAATAGAGATCTCATGGAATTAGATAGAGCTCAAAATATGGCTGATAAATTTGAAGCTCAAGCTAACTACAATGAAGCTCAGAAGTGGGCTGCTGTAGGGAATACAGCTAGTGCTGTTACTAGTGGTATGAGTAACATTGGTTCAACATTATAAAAGTTAAGATATGGGATATAGAGATCCGGCAAAAAATATAAACCAAAGTTTAGGTGCTATTAACACAGCGCTATCTGCTAATCAAGCTAAGTTTGACGATGTATTTGCAACTATGCGTGACGCGCAAAATGCTCGAACAGCACAAAACGAAGCGTTCTTAGAAGCTAATAGAAAACAACAAGCAGAAGGGTTGGACAACTTCATGGATGATTACTGGGGTACTGTAGACACTCAAGAAGATGCTTTAAAGAAAGAGACTGGTCATGGCTTTAGTGATAAATCTTATCAAAATTTTGAGAAAATTGGAGAAGACTTGTATAAGTTAGGAAACTGTGATACGCCAGAGTGCAATAAAAAAAGAAGAAACATTATGAGGTTGCCTGAAAAATTCTCCGGTGCACAAGGAGCTTTTGATGTAGATCAAAAAGCATGGACGGCAGGTTTGGAAATTGAGAAAGGTCAACCTGGATCTATAGACATGAGGAATACAGATCCCACTGCTTCAGCATTCATGCGAGACGCTGTTAGTAACAATAACGAAAATACAACATGGGATTATAACTATGATACTGGAGAGTTAAATTTCCATGTTCAAAGTGATGTAGATGGAAAGACATATGATTTAAATGCAGGATTTTACACTCAAAAAAGATTGAAAGGAACAAGTTTCTTTAACACTAATGGAGATCCTGTTCCCGTTGCCGAAGAGGTATATAATGGTTTAGAGAAAGCTTATCCAGATATAAACGTAAACGATAATACCAATCCTGAAGAACTTTTAAAATTAAAACAAGCTAGAAAACAAGAGATTCAAACAGCGTTAGACGATCCTAGAACGTGGCAAAATACTTTAAAAGATCAAAACTATATGAGAAGTGTTTTTCCTGGACTAGTTGACCAAGTTACAATGGCTTCTCAAGGTGAAGATGGTCCAATTAAAGATAGAGCTTTAAAGATATTATATGGTGAAGACATGGTAGAAGGAGGAGATGGAAAAGCAAATCAAGGCTTAATGGAACAAATGAAAGCCGCAGATGCTAACGCAGAATTAGGTCCATGGGTTAGCGATCCTTCTTGGCCAACGAGAGGCAAGATGGATGAGTTAGCTATTCTTGGTTTTCAATTAAACGCTCCTGAAGGTTTCTTCTTAGAAGATCAAGTTACTGATATAACTAAAAACCCTGCGTTTGAACAAACCGATGCATACAAGTTGCAACAAATGAAAGACGCTCAAAGTAATAGAAACAATAGAGCTGATCTAGCATTGCAAAGACTTAAAAATGCCAAAGGAGATGAGAAGAAAGAATTGCAAAAACAATACGCTCTTAAGCTTAATGAAGAATTGTCAGGTATTCCTAACTCTCCAGAGGGAGATGAAATGATGATGGACTTGCTTAGAAGACAATTACCTCCAAACAAAGTAGAAGATAAAGATGGTAATGTCACTGAAGTAGCTAAGACAATCACAATAGACGAAGATGGAGAAGTTTTAATTGATGGATCAAAAACTGGAATTAAGAAAAACAAAGTACCAAAGACGAGTAATGAGGATCCTGGAAAATATAGACCTTGGTCAAGCACGGCTAATGTAGGAGCTATTGGAGCAAAGAATGAAGTAGGGGGAGATTATTTTGAAACAATTAAAGATGTAGATTTTGAAGAGTTATCTGCAACTGACTTAATAAAAATGTTCAGTAAGTAAATTTAATAACTATATGGAAGACTTAGAAGCTATAGTGCAACGTATGTTAGACGCGGGGCAAAGTAAAACTAATATACGTAAAGTTATAGAGTATTACACAAGTAACCCAGACTATAAACCTACTCAAGAAGTAGCTATAGAAGAAGAAGAAGTAATAGAAACTCCTGATGAAACTATAGTGGAAGAAGAGGAAGAAGTTGTAACCGAACAAGACTCTAGACCTACTACTCCAAGAATAGAAAAAGTAAATAAGGAAATTGAAGTTCTTAAAACAGACTTAGGAGAATGGTTCCCTGACCAAAATGTAGAAGAAGCTAAGCTTGATGAGTACTATGCTAATCAAGGACCTACGGTAGACGCTAGCAATTATCAAAAATGGAAAAAGCTTAACGAATTAAAAACTCAAATTACTCCTACAAAAGAAGAGTTAGTAAGTTTAACTTCGCAACAGGAAGACTCTAATTATCAAACACCTGTTCCATCAGAAATTCTTGATAAAAATATTCAATATTCAGATGATCAATTAATGGAAATTGCTCAAGAGAATATGGATTTTTCTTCAAGAAGTAGTGTTAACTCTATGGGCTTTAATAACCTTACTGGAAGTGATCCTTTAATGGATTATTATCAGCAACTTAAATTTCAAAATGTACTAAACGATGATTCTCCTGAGAATGCAGAAGCTAGATTACACGCTGAGGAAATTAAAAAAAATAGAGAGATTAATGGCTTAACTGAAAATATGCTCATTAATAATCCATCTATGGCTTACAGTATAGATAACGCTTCAGATCCCACTGGCGAAATAAACTATAAGCTGGATATGATGGAGGAAGTTGGAATAAATCCATGGTTGGAAAATGCGGAGTTAGTGGAGAGGAACACATCTATGCAAAACGAAAAGATTGGTGGTGAACGATATGGAGTTGGTAACGTTCTTGGAGAAGAAGGATCTACTAGATTTGACTTAGTCACTGGGTATGATAACCCTGTTATTAGAACTTATGATAACGGGATTAAATTAATTGAAGGTAACGTTCCTTTAGGAACTCCAGGTAGAAGTTCTACAAGTGCTGCATGGGATTTTATGGTACATAACATTGCTAGCTTTGATGGGCTTAGTGGCCCAGGAGGTGGTTCAAGCACTACCTTAGGTCAAGCATTAACATTAGGTATGGCTAATAAAAAGTATCATTATGAGTTACCTGATGGGAGAAAAGTACCATATGAATATTTCCATAATCCTGAATTACAAAATTACTATAATAAGCGTAATGCCAAAAACAGTAGAATATCGGCATTAGCAGAAATGGGTAGTGAAGAAAAGCAAATTGATAATTCGATAAATGAAGTTTCTACTTTCTTAACAGAAAATGAATTACAGTACATTGATCAAGAAAAAGAATTAGCTAGGTTAAAATCTGAAGGAGGAGATAAAGAAGCAATACTCCAGTTAGAAAATACTATAAACCAAAAAAGAGAAGAGTTAAATCTAGGTGAAAGACTGTTTGATGAAAACGGGAATTTACTTAATTCTATAGCTCAACATCAAGAACAGGAATTAAATGCGGAAGCAGAAGAAATAGTTAAGAACCAGGGAAGAGATCAAATTAAAAGAAGTCTTAATGTAGCTTACTATGACTATATGGAGTTACTAAAACAAGTAGGAGATAATGTAGTTGATATAGGTAAAGAAAGAAGTTTAATTGAGAAAGGAGCTGGATTGTTAAGATATGATAAATACAATTTATTTCAACACCCACTTTTAAATAAGGATAAAGACACTTGGTATGATGATACTAAGAATATTCAAAAAATGATTTCATCAGGTAAGTTAGGTAAAGCTTTAAACTTACCCGGTAGTCATCCTTTAGCTGCACAATTTGAACAAGCACAAGATAAAATGCTAGTGCTTAATAGAGCTTTACAACTAGATTCAGATCCTACTACTTTGGGGGAAATTGGAGAAGCAAGGAGACAATTCGGCAACTTATTTGACATGGTGACAGGGGTTGATCCTTTTCAACAAGCATATAATATTGGATTAAGTACTGGTAATACTGATCAAGAGGAGAGATTTGATATAATGAAAGGTATTAAAGAAGAACTAGGATATGCCGTACCAGAAGAACTTCTTTCTATGCATTATGACAGTTGGCAAGAGGTTGGTGCAGACGTAGTAACCGGTCTAGCTCCTTTGATAGGAAGTATGACAGCAATGGGAAAATTCTTTCCTACCGGTAAAGCGAATGCTATAAACCGAGTAGGAGACGCGTTGAAAGGTCGAGGTAAATCTAGAATGTGGAACGGAATAGTTAATACTTTTATAGGTTCTACTAAATACAATGCTAGTGCTTTAAACGAAGTTATGATGTTCTCGGTAGTAGATCAAGTTGGTCACGAGGTGTATGGAGCTCATAAAGCAGATCAAGTGTTCATAGCATCGTTAGGTGCGGGTAATTCTATGTACTCTCAAATTGCTAATAAACTTACTGGAAGATATGGCAAATATGCAGCTCCGGTTTTAAATAAATTAGGTTATTTTAGTAATGTAGAAAGAGCTGGTCAAGTGTTAGGTAGAACAGGAGTTTCAACTAGTGTATTTGAAGGAGCTAAAGGTGTGGAATATTTTGCATCAAACTTTGATTCAAGTAAAGAAAATTTTGGATTAGAAGGAATTACAGAACAATACTCTGCTAAACAAGTAATAGGAGATTACATGGGGTTTCTAGCATTTAATTTACCAGGTCAAATGAAACCAGGTATTCAAGATGTTGGAAGAGATATTTTAAGACTTAGTGGCAATACCCCAGAAGCAATGAAAGCTGCAAAGTTACTAGGACTACAAAAGGGTAAGGATGGATATTATGGAAGACCTGAAGAAATCCAAGCTAAAGTTGAGGAAAAAATATTTAAAGATTTAGATCTCCCAGAAGTAGGACCTATTACTCCAGAACAAAATAGAAAAATAAAAGAACTGCAAGACGCAGGTGAATCGTTAAATTATTTTAACGATGTAGTAAAAGCTAAACAGACAGCGAACTACATGCAGGGATTAGACGCCCAAGCTTACACAGTTTCTAGAAAAATATTAAAGGGAGAAAAGTTAAATTCTACTGACATGTTTATATTAAATAAGCTAGGTCCAGAATATATTTCTTATAAAGCCTCGGGCAATAGACAAGCTGGAGAACAAATGAGAGCTATTGTAGAAAGTCAGTATAGCAGCAATAGTCGCATCTATCAAGCTTTACAAGAAGCTGGAATAAATCCTCAGAGCGAAGAAGGTTTACAAATGGTAGACCATATAACCAATCGCCAAAACTTAGATGCACAACAAAGAAATTTAGAGAAAAAACTTAAAGAAAACCCTGCTCTAGAATCAGTGTTAAATCCTCAAATCGCTAGAGTAAAAGAGCAAATCATCGCAAGCGAAAACAATATGAGGGATACTCAAGCGAAAGCTAAAGAAGTTTCCGATATAATGTTAACTGAAGATATAAAAAATACTCAATCCATGATCGATGCTATTAACCAGAAAGGTGGGTTTTTTGGAGAAAAGATTAAATTGGAAGAATTAACACCGGAAGAATGGAAAAGTTTAAAATTAGACAAAGGTGCAGAAGGACAATTTAGAGATAACACTTTATACATCAACACTGATTTAGCTAAAAGTAGAAAAGCTAATAGTGTAGCGTCCCACGAATTACTGCATGCTGTATTAAAAAATTCTTTTAAAAATCCTAATGGTACTATAACTGCTGAAGGTATAGGAATTATAGATTCGTTTAAAGAAATGTTACCTCCTGATCAACAACGATTAATAAATGATAGGATAAAAGACAATTACTCTAAAGATGGTGTTGTGCCTAAAGAAAGGTATTATGAAGAATACTTAAATGCTTTTGTGGATGGTATTAAAAGAGGGGAGATTCAATACAGTGACAAAGTTTTTAACAAGTTAGCTGACCAAATGGGGTCTAATTTTAGAAAACAAGTTGGTATAAGTTCTGGTAAAGAACTTTATAAATTTTTAAGAGATTTTAATAAAGCTAATACTGATGCTAAAGCTAAACAAAGAATAATAGACTTTACTACTAAAAATAACGTGCCAGGTAAGCCAGCAGCTGAAGCTCCTAAAGCAGAAGCTACTCTTAAAAAGAAACCTAAAGCAGAAACTAAAAAGAAAACAGCTGAAGTAGAAGAAAAATTGGACGTTGAAGAAGTGGTAGAAGAAAAAGCTCCTGAATCAACTACAGTTAAAGAAAAAAGAAAATACAAAAGTCCTAGCGAACTAATTAAAGATTTGAAAGTAGTAGATAAAGAATCTTTAGAGGAAATAAAAGAGGCAGAGGAAAATGCGATAGGATCTCAAAATGAATTAGTAGATGTTACTATAGATGGTAAAGGTAATCAAGTAGCTACTATGATCATTGGTGGGAAAACGCTAAAAAATATACCAGTAAAAACTAACGTTGAATCAGTAGCATCGAAATCTAGAGAATTAAAAAAGCAACTTGTATCTGAGAATAAAGAATTGTTTGCTAACAAACCTGAGGGATGGCAGGCCAAAATGAAAGAGAACGCTGATAAAATAAAATCATTAGATGTTAAAGTGAATTCTTTTGACGACTTGGCTAAGGTAGATTATAGGAAATATAAAACAAAAGAAGAATGGCAAAATAGTCCAGAATATGCCGCTGCTTTAGAATTCTTGTATAACTCTCCTAAAGTAAAAATTAACATAGATAAAAAATTAAGTAGCAGTTTAGAGGGAGGAGATAGAGAAATAGCTCAAGGAAAAGCTTTTGATAAATTAATAGATGAGTTTGCTAGGTTTGATCCAACTGAGGTGGCTGGAAAAGGAAAATCTACGTTATTAAGTTTTGTTAATACAAAGTTAAAACAAAGAACAGGTGATGTAGGTAAGCAGGCGGTTAGAAAGAAAACGACTTCTTTAGATAAGCCAGTGAGTAAAGATGAAGGAAGGGTTGTAACTAAAGGAGATAAAATAGCAGATACAACACCTGAAGTAGGATCAACTGAAGTTAAAGGTCCTGCTCCTAAATCTACTATGAGGAAAAGTGAACCCATTAAGCTTAGTCCTAAAGAAAAACAAAGAGTAGAAGAAGTAGCGGATAAGTTTGTAAAAGAAACAATTCCTACTTTATCTAAAAAGTATTCCAAAAAAGCTTTGACTACTAAGTTAAGACAAGAGGTTAGAAAAGAAATAAAAAATATATTATTAGAAAAAGTTCCACAAGCTCGTAAGGTTGAAGAATATAAGAAAGTCTTAGAAGAAACGTACGAAGAATTTAAAAACTTAGCTAACTTTAAACTTGCAGAAGGAGGTAGAAGATTAGAAGGAGATCCTTTTGTTTTCATTAAACCTGGAGGAAAAGGTTATAAAGATTTTATATACAGTGAAAAAGGTTTTACTAAAAGTGGAGCTCCCAAAAGAGTGCAAGTAAGGAAAGGAAAAGAAACAGTTGCATATGACTTTAAAGAGTTTGGAGAAAAGCCAGGTCAAATAAGTAAACAAGACTGGGTAGACTTTCACTTTAGTACAGGCGAATTTAAAGGAGGTGCTAGACCTAATGAATTGAGAACTCAGATGGTAGACATGATGGCAGAAACTATTTTTAAAGATGCAATGCCTGAAGCCATCAAAAGAAATAAAGAAAGTTTAGGTAAAGAAGTGGAAAGAGATTTATTAGCAGAGCAAATTGCTAATGATATCATGCGTCATCCAGATTTGATATTGTCTAAAAGTAAAGATCTAAAGGGAATTGAAGACGCATTCAAGGAGTTAAAAGATAATAGTAAAGACCCTGCATTTCGTAGAATGATTGATTCAATGGAATCATTAAGAGCTGCAGATCCAGAAGCTTTTGCTGAAATGTCTTATGATGTTGGCGTTGGTATTAACACTTTGGGAGAATGGTTATCTGCAAATCCTAAACACATAAAACATTTTGAAGTACCTATACTTAAAAATCTAGAAGCTATAGCTAAAGCTGCTAAGGAAAAAGGTGGTGCAAGTTTTTCAAAAGGAATTGATGCTCTACCAAATGAAGTAACTATTAAGGGTAAAAAGTATAATATCTCTGAATTAAAAGAATATTTAAAATCTTCAGAAGCTTCGATGTATGGTACTTCAGCAGGTAAAGGTAAACAGAAGGCTTATTTCTTTAATGAAGCTGTTTTATCAAAATACATAGATAATGCTGTTAAGTTTGCTGAAAAGCTTCCACCTTGGTTACGTGAAATGGCTAATAAAGAAGCTATATTACAAACTGTAGGATTAGGAACTACTCCAACAGGTAAATCCTCTTTAAGTGTTCAAGAAGCTATAGCAAGAGCAGACAAGAAGATAAGTGAATATAGAGAAAATAATGCAGAATTATTTTTTAAAAAACCTAAGAATTGGGAAAAGAAGATAGAGGAAAACAATAAGAGAATAGAAAAACTCAAGGCAATAGATCCTACACCTAAAATGCTCAAAGAGACTGGTGGAAAATTATCAGAAATGTTTGACAATCCATTTGTTAAAAGTCAAGGAACTAGAGTTATGGATGCTTTGGGCAAAAATGAATCTAAAGCTTTTAAAGGTTTAAAAGAAAAATTAAAAGACTTTTATTCAGATTCCCAGATGAAAACTCGAATGGGTAAAGAGTTTAAAGATTTAACTGACGCAGAGATAGCAGAGTTTGTATCTAAAAAAATCAATGAAGGAAACAATGCACTAAGAAGAGAAGTGTATGATGCTATTCAAAAAGCTAAAGAAGAATATATAGCTGAAGCTAAAACAGAAGCGGAAGTCTTAGATAGAGTAGAATACGTGCTTCGTAAAGCTAAAGAAAACACAAATTTAGTACAAGGTTTAGATCGACAAGCTGTTCCTATTGAAGCTATATATTGGCCAAAAGGAAAAAGATTAGATTTAGAAACGTTAAAACTAGAGCATTTAAAAACATCAGTAGATCAATCAATGCAAAGCGCTAAAGCTATTGTGGAGGGAAAATGGGATACACAAGGTAAGAAATCCATGGAAGATTACGTTGGCGTATTGTCTCCTAAAAGGTTATTAGATGTAATAGATAAAATCGGAGGTACTACTAACACTTCTACCCTAGCGCGAATGGCTTTAGATTTAAAAGAACTAAAGAACTATAGAACTGTAGATAGCGGATTTAAAGAAACCTATTACGATGCTATAGTAAATAGAACTGCTAAAGATTTAAATCTTTCTAAAGCAGAGTTAAATGTTTTAAGAGAACCATGGTTAACCGATGGTTTAAGTTTATACTTAAAAAGCGGGAAAACTAAAGCTGGTGAGTTGATTTTGAAAAAAGCATTAGAAAGAAGAAATGATCTTAAGAAAATCTCTAGTGAAAACAAAGAATTAAACCCAATAAAAAGTCAATCAAAAGATTTAGATCCTGTAAGTGTATCTATAGAAAAATTAGTTAAAGCGGATGAAGCTGCGAGAAGGGGAAGAAAGTTAAATAAACCCGTTAAAAAAGCTAGAGTGTTTGATTTTGATGATACTGTAGCTAGAACTAATAGTAAAGTATTTGCTACTAAGGATGGAAACAAAAAGACTTTGACAGCTGAAGAGTTTGCTAAACAAGGAGAACAATTAGTTAGAGAAGGTTGGAAAATGGATTTTTCTGATTTCAACAGAGTGGTTGAAGGTAAGAAAGGACCGTTGTTTGACTTAATGAAGAAGATGAAAGATGCCGCTGGTGATAGAGACATGTTTATCTTAACTGCTCGAGCTCAAGAATCAGCTCCAGCTATAAAACTTTTCTTAAAGGAAATGGGTATTGATATACCATTAAGTCATATCAAAGGTTTAGGTAATTCCACTGGTGCAGCTAAAGCTGAATGGATCTTAGATAAAGCAGCAGAAGGTTACAATGACTTTTACTTTGCAGATGATGCTGTTCAAAATGTTAAAGCAGTTAAAGATGTGTTGTCTCAGATAGATGTTAAGTCTCAAGTACAACAAGCTATAGCTAGTAAATCTAAAGATTTAGATGGAGAATTTAATAGAATATTAGAAGCTAGTACAGGTATAGAATGGTTTAAGGAATTTTCTCCAGCTAAAGCAGAAGTGTTAGGTAAGAGGAAAGGAAAAGGAAAGTTTTTCTTACCGCCAGGTGCAGAAGATTTTCTAGGATTAGTATACCCTACGTTAGGTAAGGGTAGGTTAGGAGAGAATCAATTGAAGTGGTATGAAAATAATTTATTTAAACCATACAACAGAGGTGTGAGAAGTATGGCTTCTGCTAAAATTACTCTAATGGCAGACTTTAAACAGTTGAAAAAAGATTTAGAAGTTCCTAAAGACTTAAGAGAAACTACTAAATCTGGTTTTACAAACGAACATGCTGTAAGAGCTTTCATTTGGAAATCTCAAGGAAACGAGATACCAGGATTGTCTAAAAAAGATCTTAAAGAACTTACTGATATTATTGAAAACAACCCAAAACTAAAAGCTTTCGCTGAACAGCTTCAAACTATTACTAAAGGGGATAAATATTTTGAACCTAAAAAAGAATGGTTAAGTGGTACTATAACTACTGATTTAATTAATCTTCTTAATACTACTAAAAGAAATAAATTTTTAGAAGAGTGGAATGATAATGTTAAAGTTATTTTTTCTGAAAAGAACTTAAATAAACTTGAAGCAGTTTACGGAAAGAAATATAGAGAAGCTTTAGAAAATTCTATTAAACGAATGAAAACTGGTGTTAATAGAACCTCCACTGGAAATAAATTTAGTGATGGCTTACTAGACTATATTAACGGAGCTCAAGGAACCATTATGTTCTTAAATATGAGATCAGCATTGTTACAATCTATATCTTCTGCCAACTATATTAACATGGGTTTTAATAATCCTATAAAAGCTGGCAAAGCATTAGCAAACATGCCTCAGTATTCTAAAGACTTTGTTAAAATAATGAATTCGGATTACTTAGTAGACAGAAGAAATGGATTGAAATTAAATATATCTGAAAGTGAAATTGCTGATGCTGCTGGAACTAGTAAAAACAAAGCTAAAGCTATTATTAATTATATATTAGAAAAGGGATATACACCTACTAAGTTCATGGATAGCTTTGCAATAGCTTCTGGTGGTGCTACTTGGTATAGAAATAGATATAATGAATTGACTAAGAAAGAAGGAATGTCTCC